GGAACAGGCTGCACAGCCACTCAAGGAGCTTCGTCCACATGACGGCCCTCCACTTCCTGATCGCTGGCTGTGCGTGGTTCGTGGTCGTCATTCTCGCCACTGCTGCTGGCTTCCGCTGGCACGCCATAAAGCCGACCGGCGAGCGTCAAAGCCAAGCACTGCCAAGCGACAGTGCCCAGAAGACGCGGGTCAGGCCGGATCAAATCATCGTTCATCACAGGAGCGCATCTAAATGACGCACCGCAACAATGTCTGTCCTCCCGAGCCGCTCTCAAAGGACAAGTTTAAGCGGCTGCTCTCGATCGCATGGGGCCGGGTAGGGCCGTCGATGGGCCTCGCCACCATGGCCGGCAAGATGGACTTGAGCGACCCTAAGACGATCAGCCGCGCCATTGCCACGGACAATCTTCCCGAAGCGCATACGGTCCTGAACTCGCTTTGCGCCGACGAAACCGCGCTTCGGGAAGTCTTGGCATACTACGGGTTCGAGATTTGCCGCTCGCACCCTGACGCCGCCAACGACCTAATGACACTTTCCGGTCTTTGCGATGTCGCAGCCGAGCTGTCCGAAGCGCTCAAGGATGGGAAGCGCATCCATTCCGAAACGCTCCGTGTCGCCGACAAGCTGCGGCCTCACATGCCCTCGCTGGTCGCCTTCCTCAAGGAAGCTGATGAACTGCGAGGTGCAGCATGAGCGCGCCATTTGCTCCGGGGGATGTGGTCGTCTGTGTGGATGCGTCGCCAGCACGCATAGCAATGTCGGACAAAGGCAAGCAGTTGGTCGCTCGCTACTGCAAAGTCGACGCTGTTTATCGCGTCGAAGCGGTAAGGTTGTCCTTGGGGCGACGCCCCGGCAAGCTCTGCCTTAAGTTCGTCGGGATCGATAGCGAACCCTACGCGGGGTTCTCCGCAAGTCGCTTCCGCAAGATCGACGACGAAGTATCCGAGGATTTCCGCCAGCAGCTCAAGTCCCTCTCCAAACCAAAGGAGAGGGTATGACCGATCGCGAAATCAATCTGCACTGCGCCCGCGTGTATCTGCGTGAAGCCCGAGTGCGGCGCAGTTCGCACCCGCAATTCTCCGCGACCTTGATCCAATGGGCAGGCAACGCGCGCCGCCGTGCGATGGCTGAACGCCCGGCGCAGGGTGATTTGTTCGGAGCGCGGACATGATCCAGATCTACGCCCCGAGCATCGTCCTCCGCGACCTCAAGGGCCGCGCCATCGCCATTCAGCCGCTCAAGCCCGTGGAAGCCCCCGGATGCCCGCGCTGGAACCGCATGCGCAGGTCAGTGGAGCGTGCAGCATGATCGCCTCCCTCATCAACTGGTACCGACGCCACATCCACCGTCACCCCGCAGCAACAACGCGCCGGGTAGAGGCAGACCGTGCACGCGAAGCCCGTCTCCGCAAGGACAGCGAGCAACGCACACGCTGCCTGATGCTCGCCCAAGCCCTCGCACGCCAGCGCCAGGAGAGCATGGGGTGAACCACTTTCGGCGCAATAAATACGGCGCGCGTAAGTCGCACTGCTCAATCGGTCACGAGCATGACAGCGCTCGGGAAGCGAAGCGGTGCAATGAACTGCGCGTCCTAGAGCGTGCGGGCGAGATCGTGAATTTCAGCCATCAGCATCAGTTCTGGTTCGTCATCGATGGCGAGCAACTGAAGCACAAGAACGGACGGCGCGCGGGATTCAAGGTCGATTTCTTCTACACCGAAGCCAACACCCTCAAGGACATCGCAGAGGACAGCAAGGGCTACACGGTGCGCGACTATCCGCTGCGCTCAGCCCTGTTCCGCGCGCTCTTCCCTGAGATCGAACTGAGGGAGGTTTGAGCATGTCGGTCGTCTCTATCGAGGGGGCAAGCGTATGACGCCCCGCGTCGAGCGATACGCTGCGGAAGCGGCTGCGAAGTTTTCCACGGCGCCGGAGCGGTTCCTGCCAGCCTACGCGCTGGAGCGCGGAGATGCAGCCGCGCGCGCTGCCCGACGGGAAGTGATGTGCCGCCTTCGTGCAGACGGCTTCACGCTGAAGCAGATCGGCGGGTGGCTCCGAGTGGATCACACCACAGTCATTTACTGGACTTCGCCGGGGCGGAAGGGCCGCGCTCCGAGAACCGCGAAGGCGTTCCCTGCACCGGAACGCGGCCCGACCATCTGACAAGGAGCAATATACAATGACTGCACTACTGAAAAAAGTGGATGTGCCGATCGGCACCCCGGCGTGGTTCATGCACGAGGTCGAGACGGCTCAGTCAGAGCCACGCATGCACATCGTGCAGCTCTCGCCTACTCTGGCCAAGACCATTCTCGACCTGAACCCGAACAACCGTTCAGTCCGCAACACAAAGGTCATCCAATATGCCTCGGACATGGCAGCGGGGAAATGGGCGCTCAATGGCGAGCCTGTCATTATTGCCAAGGACGGCAAGCTCAACGATGGACAGCACCGCTGCCTCGCCGTGATCGACAGCAACGCCACCGTCCCGGTGATGATGCTGTTCGGGATTGATCGGGACACTCGTCTGACGGTGGACCAGGGTGTTGTGCGGGGCGCAGCGGACTTTCTCGGCATGGAAGGTGTGGCCAACCACGCACTCGTGGCGGCAATCGCGCGGATGGCCATCGCCTACGAGCATGATCACTTCACCAACCTGAATTTCGCAAATTACGTTACCAGCACGGTTATTCGGGAGCGCGTCGCCAAGGATGCGTTGCTGGCCGACGCCGCGACTTTCGGCCACACTAACTATCATTATTCCAAGCGGTTCGCTGCGGCGAGCATCATCGGCTTCGCGTATTATGTGTTGACCAAAATCAACCGCGACGAAGCGCGTGTCTTCCTTGAGCGCGTCTGCCGGGGAGATGGCTTAAAGATCGGCGACCCCGCGCACACGCTGCGCGAGAAGCTCCTTGAGGGACGGATGCCTCGTGACCGCAAGATCGCGATGATCTTCAAGGCGTGGAATTACCATCGACGCGGCATGAAGGTTCGGGCCAACAACCTGTCCTCGACGCTGCCTTTTCCGGCGCTTGTCTGATGCAACAGCACAGCATTCGCGTCGATGACATCGTGATCGGGGAGCGTCACCGCACGCTCTCCGATGACGCCGTTGGGCGCCTGTCAGCATCGCTGAGGGAGATCGGGCTCCGGCAGCCGATCAGCGTCCGCATAGTGGAAGAGATGGTCGTCGACGGAGACCTGACCGCCGGTGTCCCTGTGCTCGTGGCTGGCGCTCACCGCCTCGCTGCTGCAAAGCTGCTGGGTTGGTCGCACATCGACTGCATAGAGGTCGATGACGACGAAATCCAAGCCGAGCTTTGGGAGATCGCCGAGAACCTCCATCGCCTAGATCTCACCAAGGAACAGCGTGACGAGCATATCCGCCGCTATGCCGAGTTGCTTGAGGCAAGAAAGGTGACCGAAATTCAGGTGCCGCAAAATGCTGCACCTGAAATCGGGTATGGCAAGCCACCGCCGCAAACTAAGGGGACGGCCCGCCAAATCGCGGACGAAACTGGCCTGAGCGTCGACACGGTGAGGCGAGCGCTCAACCCGAAGCCTGTGATGCTCAAGTCAGCGATTGAGCCGGAGACGGAGCAGGAGGCCATTCTGCGCGAGGCGAACGCGATCGTGTCAGCGTGGAACCGCGCGCGTCAGGAAGCTCGCGATCTCGCCCTTGAGCAGATCGACAGTCCTGTGTTCGACAGGAGCCGAGCCGCGTAATGGGCCTCAACGCCGCAGCCCTCCGCCTTCTCGCTGAGAAAGGCTTGACCGCAGCCGATATCGTTGAGCTGGCGGAGGCGCTTGAGGTTCGCAAAGACCCCGGCGCCGCTGAGCGCATGCGGCGGCACCGCGCAAAGAAGGCGGGCGAGCGTAACGGCGTTACGCGTAACGTTACGGCGAACACCCCCCTTAATGATAATATATCTAATCCCCCCGTTGAACCTGATGAAGCTAACGCTTCATCGCCCCCTTTGCATATTCGAGTTTTGGAAGCTTGGAACGAAATGGCTGCGGCGAACGGGCTGCGGACATCCCGGAAGCTGAACCAGACCCGGCTCAAGCACCTTGCGGCGAGGGTCAAGCAGCACGGCGAGGAGGGGGTTTTCGACGCAATCCGGGCCGTGGCGCTGAGCGACTGGCACTGCGGACGGAAAGCCGGCAGCGACTGGAAAGCAAATCTTGGCTGGTTGCTGGAAAGCCCCGAGAAGTTCGATCGGCTGCTTGAGATCGGCGACGAGGCCAAATCGGTGCCTGCCAAGCCCGCTGCGAACATCGATCAGGCCGCCTACCTCGCTAGCCTCGCCGCTGGCGACAAGCCCTGGCTGAACTCGACGCCCCGCGCTGAGCCTGCCCGGAACAACGGACCCCCGCGACCCATCGGCCAGCTCGTGGCCGGAATAGCGGGCAGCGTCCAACATTGACCGGAGACCCAGCATGACCCTCCCCAAAGAAACACCCATGATCGAGAGATGCGCGTTGGGTGCACACCATCATTGGGGCGCGTGGGGGCAGTTTATCCCAGTTTGGCCGGAACCTAGCCAGATATGGGCCACTTATGGCGTAACGCCGACAAGCTCTGGCGTCGAAGCTTATCGATGGCGGCGATGCGAATGTGGCGCGATGGAGCGCGAGGCACACAGCAATGGCGGGCGCAGACTCTTCAGTCGCGAGGAGGCCGCATGACCCAGACCATGATCGAAGTGTGCGCGAAGGCGCTGTACGAAGAAGATGATCCTTGGTCCGTGGCATGGAAGTGGCCAAACTTGGATCCGCAATGCGGAGGATCGGCCGATACATATCGCCGCCTCGCCCGCGCTGTCCTGACAGCCCTCCTAGAGCCTACGCCGGGGATGGTGGCGCGTGGAGTTCGCTACGCAATGAACGTGCGGATCGGAAGCCCGGAAGACCCCCACTGGCCGGATTACATCCACAATATGTTTCGAGCCATGATCCAGACAGCCCTTACCGAAGGAGAAAGGCATGGCTGAGCGAACCGTCATCATCGCCAACGACGAACGCATCTGGAAGACCAGCGGGCGGCTTCGCCTCACCTTGGCGCTCGGCGTCTTCCAAATCGCAATGTCGCTCGCCTCAGTCATTTACGGCGACGTGGAGCAGTGGAACGGCATGACGCTTGGGTGTGTAGCTGGTGCTGCGCTTATCCTCGCGACGGTCACGTACCTGCGCTGCCGCGTCCAGTGGAGGGGATGGTAATGGCACGCGGACGCCCCCCCCTGACGCGCGCTCGCGTGCTGACCTACTGGCGCAAGCATGGCCCGTGTCCGATTATGCAGATCGTCCGTGCCACTGGCGCCGAGCGTCGTCATGTCCAGCGGATCGTGCGTGCCGCAGAAAATGCGGGCCACATGAATTTTGCCGCATCCCCAGCCTGATTCCTGACGTGTATTTGGTACGGCGCTATGGTCGCCGTCCAACCAAATCAAAATGGTGAGAAAAAGGACACCCGCATCAAGCCGGGTGAGGTGCGCAATCCTGCTGGTCGTCCCAAGGGCGCGCGCTCCAAGCTCGGAGAGGCCTTTCTCAAAGAGCTGGTAGCTGACTTCGAGCAGCATGGCGCGCAAGCGATTGTGACCGTCCGCGAAAACAAGCCGGACCAGTACCTGAAGGTAATCGCGTCGATCCTCCCGAAGGAAATCGACATTGGCGAGAACATGGCCAGCGCGCTCAAGCAGAGCCGCGACGCTGCGACCGAGGCGTTCTTCCGCGCCATGAGCGAGGAGGCGTTGCATTGAAGCGCTTTCCGACCTTCTTAGCGGTGTCCGAGGGATACCCACTACCGGTTGACCCTGTGACCAAAGCGCCGTGGTGGCGCATCAATATCCAAGCGATAGAAATATTGCCGGGGTATCAGCGCTTTGAAGCGGATACGCCGATGGATCGGCTCATCCCGGTACTAAGGTGGTTGCTACACGGGGGGATCCCCGGATGAGCGCCGCGCACGCTCTCACAGCTGAGGACTTCGCGTTCTCACGTCTTATCGCCTACGCCGCCTACCAGTGGCCAGCGTACATGGACGCGCACCATCATCGCCTGATCGCGCGCCATCTCGAAATGGTCGAGCGAGGCGAAATCACGCGCCTGATGATCACCATGCCGCCGCGGCACGGCAAGAGCATGCTGGCGAGCGAGTTCTTCCCGGCTTGGTATATGGGCCGTAACCCGGACCACTATGTCGTGACCGCGACCTACGCGCAGGAGTTGGCCGACGACTTCGGGCGCAAGGTCAAGAACCAGATCGAAGACCCGGCCTATCAGGCGATCTTCCCGGGCGTCGGCCTCGCAGACGACAGCAAGTCCGCCAAGCGCTTCCACATCGAGGGGGCGACTGGTGGGATCGAACACGCCACCACGCAGCGAGGGGCGTTCTATGCCGTCGGCGTCGGCGGCCCGCTTACCGGACGCGGCGCACACCTTCTGCTGATTGATGATCCTGTAAAGAACCGGGAAGACGCAGAATCCGAGGTCATCCGCAAGAAGACCAAGGACTGGTACACCAGCACTGCATACACCCGGCTGATGCCCGGCGGGCGCATCGTCATCATCCAGACGCGCTGGCATGAAGACGACCTGAGTGGGTGGCTTCAAGCTGAGCATGGTCACGAAGATTGGGCCGTTCTCAACCTTCCGGCGATCAGCAAGACCGGGGATGCGCTCTGGCCGGAGCAGTACCCGATCGATGCCTTGGAGCGGATCAAGCGCGCGCTTCCTTCTCGAGATTGGTCCGCGCTCTACCAGCAGGAGCCGTCTCCTGAGACGGGCGACTATTTCAAGCGCGAATGGATCATTCCCGTTGACGTGATCCCGCCCAAAGAGTCGATGGCGATCTACGGTGGCTCGGACTACGCGGTCACCGCTGACGGAGGCGACTACACCGTCCATGCCGTGGTTGGCATCGCATCCGATGGGCGCATGTACCTGCTCGACCTGTGGCGTCAGCAGGCTTCCTCGGACGTGTGGGTCGACGCTTTCTGCGCACTGGTCCGCAAGTGGGGGCCTATCGGCTGGGCTGAAGAGACGGGCCAGATTAAGAGCGGTGTAGGTCCGTTCCTCGTCAAGCGCATGCTCGAAACCGCGTCGTACACTGCCCGTGAGCAGTTCCCGACGCGCGGAGACAAGGCCGTGCGGGCGCAGTCCATTCGTGGGCGCATGTCCATGCAGGGGCTTCACGTTCCAGCTAATGCGCCTTGGCTGTCCGACCTCATTTCGGAGATGATGAGCTTCCCTGTCGGCGTCCATGACGATCAGGTCGATGCGCTCGGTCTGGTCGGTCAGCTCATGGACCGTATGAGCGAAGGGCGGTCGTCAAAGCCCGGCACGCCGATTGCTCACTCTGTCCCGCTGGTTCTCGATGATGGCGTCATCGCGCCCCCGCTTACGATGGGGAGGCGGCGTTGACGCAAGACGAGGTTTCGTTCTCGGGCACCGAGGATCAGCGCCGCGACCGGGCAAGCGCTCCAATCCTCAACGCCCTGAACAAGGCGAAGGAGGACTTTCGCGACTGGCAGGACATTTGCCAGCTGATCGACGACGTTTATTCGCGTGTCGGTTCGTCCTACGATGGGCTTTACAAGCTGTACGGCGGGCAGGGCGCATGGGCTGATAGCGATCTGGACCTGTTCTGGGCCTCGATGGAGGTGCTTAAGCCAGCGACCTATGCACGGCCCCCGAAGCCCGCTGTAAAGCCACGCTTCTCGGACAGCGACCGCGTCAAGCTGAAGACCGCGGAGCTACTGGAACGAGTTTCCGCAGCCGTTCTCGCGTTCACCGACATTGGGGACGTGATGTGCGAGATCCGTGATGATCTCCTGTTCACCAACCGCGGCGTTCTCTGGCTGCGCTACGAAAGTGACGACAAGCAGAAGGTTTGCTGGGAGCAGCTTGACCGCCGCGACTTCCTGCATGAGCCGTGCCGCAAATGGTCAGAGGTCGGCTGGGTAGCCGGCGGCTTCTGGATGACCTTCGACGAGATGAAGAAGCGCTTCGGCGGCAAGGATGGCTTGAGTGAGGATGTTCTTCACTCAGCCAAGTTTACCCGCAAGCGCGACGATCAATCGGACGGCTACGACAACGCGCTGACCCAGAAATGTCAGGTGTGGGAAGTTTGGCACCGCGCTGACGACAAGGTGTATTGGGTCACCGAGGGCATTGACGTTCTGCTGGACAGCGGGCCTCCGCATCTCAAGCTATCGAGCTTCTTCCCGTGCCCGCGCCCCGCCTACGGCACACGCCAGCGCCGTTCGCTGATCCCGGTTCCGGATTGGGATCGGTACGCGATCCACTTCCGCAAGATCAGCGACCTGACTGGCCGCATCTACCGGCTTCTCGATGACGTCCGCATGAAGGGCCTCATCCCGGCGGGCGGTGATGTCGGCGATGCGGTTGAGGCATTGATCCGAAGTGACGATGATCGCCTCCTGATCCCTGTTGCCGCTGCTGCCATGATGGAAGGCAACGCGCAGGGCTTTGTCGTCTGGCTTCCGCTCGCCGAATTGGCGACGGCGATCCAAGGCCTGATCGAAGCCCGCGCGCAGCTCATTCAGGACTTCTACCAGCTCTCCGGCATCAGCGACATTATGCGCGGCGCGACCGAGGCTGAAGAGACCTTGGGCGCCCAGCAGCTCAAGTCGCAGTACGGTTCCGTCCGCGTCAAGGACAAGATCGACGAGCTTCAGCGGATCGCCGCGGACGGGGTTGGCATCACTGCTGAGATCGCGGCTGAACACTTCAGCCAGAAGACCTTGCTCGACCTCGCACAGATGGAAATTCCCACGCGCAAGGAGATCGAGAAGCGCGTCAAGGAGATCGAGAAGGGTGCTGAGGAAGAGCTGAAGGCGCTCAAGGACAAGGCATCCCAGATGGCCCAGCAGGCGCAGCAGTCCGGTCAGCAGATCGATCCAGCGCAGGCTCAGCAGCAGTTCGAGCAGGCCCAACAGGCAATAATCCAGAAATACGCACCGATGCTGGAAGACGCCCAGCAGCAGGTCGCCATTGAAGACGTAATGAAGCTGCTCCGTGATGACCGCGCGCGCTCGTTCGCGTTCGAGATCGAGAGCGATAGCACCATCCTGACCGACGAGCTTCAGGAAAAGGCGTCGCGTAACGAATTCATGTCGGAATTCACGACGGCCTCTCAGGCTTTGATGGGAATGGCGTCGATGGGCGAGCAGGGTGCCAAGCTTGCCGGAGAAATGCTCAAGTTCGTCCTGGCGCCTTACCGGGCTGGTCGCCAACTCGATGGAGCGATCGATGCGTTCATCGAGGCCGCGCCGCAAATGGCAGCCGCCGCCAAGGGGCAGGAGGGTGACAGCGAAGCGCTGGCGGAAGCGAACAACAAGCTTGCCGAAGCCGAGATGGAAAAGGCCCGTGCGGCCATGGCAGGCGTGCAGGCCAAGGCCGCTCTCGATCAGGCCGAGAACCAGCGCAAGATCGTCGAGATGCAGCAAAAGGCGATGGAGGCAGAGCGTAAGCACGCAGCCGAGATCGCCAAGATTCAGATTACCGCCGCGGATGCGCAGGCGAAGGCCGACAAGGCCATTGCCGACATGGATAAGGTCCGCGCCGAGACTCTCAAAATCCTGAACGATATCAGGCTCGCCAACCAGCAGCAGGTGTTGGACGAGTTCGAATCCGTTGCTGACATCGATCTGCGCCAAGGCGATCAGGCGATGGCTGCGCAGGGGCAGGCCAGCGACGAGAGGTTCCGGGAGCAAGACGCCGAACGCGCTGACCGTGGCGAAGAGCGCGCCGACCGCGGGGAGGACCGTGCTGACCGTCAGCAGCAATTCAGCGAACAGCAGGAGACACGGCCATGAGCGGCGGAATTCCCGTCACCATCACGAACGCCGGTGCCCCGGTTACGAGCGTAGTCGGCGGCATGCCGGTCACGCTGGTCGGCGGCACCGCGGCGGCTGTGACGACAGGTCAAGTGGTCTCGATGGAAGTCAACGGCACCCCGGACGTCGAGGTCACATTCACCGTGGTCAACGGGGTCATCACCGAAATCACGCACGCATAGGAGAATTGAAATGGCTGATGCGCGACGACTTGCAGAACTCTCGATGCCGACGGAACTGGCGAAGGAAACCGCGTCCCAGATCGAGGGCGCTGTGGCCGCGATTGCCGCGATTACCCCGCTGACCGACAGCAGCGGTGGAACGGCGAACAACACGATTGCAGCTATTCCCGCTGCGACCGCGGCTTCGACCGACACGAGCGCTGCATCTCTTACCTCAACCAATGCGTCGATCAACGCGCTCAAGGACGGGCTTGCCGACCTTGCTGCGAAGGTCAACGCGATCATCGCCGCGGCCTGAGGAGGGCAATATGAGCAAGAAATCGGCAAAGACGCCCGCCAAACAGGCGCCGAAGCCTTACGGCAAGCCCCCGCGAGAACCCGAGGACGAGCTTTACTTCCAGCGCGGTCGGCACGCCCGTCGGGGCGGCATCAAGCGCGAAGACAGCCCCTATCTCGATCCCGCCGCCAAGGTGTGGCGCGAGGGCTGGGACTACGAAGACGAGGCGCAGGGGGGCTGATGCCGCTCTACGACTTCCGCTGCGAGCAAGGGCACCGTTTCGAGCGGATGGTGCCGCTTGCCTCGTTCGCGGAGGTCCAGATTTGCGACTGCGGAGAGCCATCCCAGCGTGCGGTGTGCGCGCCGCATATCGTGTCCGACTGCATTGCTCCGATCAGAGGGGCTGATGGGAAGATGCACGACAGCAAGTCCGCCTACATGCGGTCGCTGACCCCTTCCGGAAACCCGAGGGGAGAGAGCTATCAGGTTCTCGGCGCTGGCGAGCAGATCGAGCCGGTCAAGCACAAGACCGACGGAAAGAAGCTGCGGGACGATATCGCCCGAAGCATCGCTGAAGTGAAGCAAGGCCGCCGCGCGATGCCGGTGGCGATCGACGGGGTATGACAATGGATAACCTGGCAACCATCGAACCTTCTTCGACCACGCTGGACCCCGGCGCGGTCACACCCACGGCTGCGGGTGGCGGCTCCCCTAATATCCCCAATGAGGCGCCGTCGCTCCGTGACAGCATCGAGGCCGCCGTCAAGGAAGTCAGCCAGCCCGAAGCCAAGGAAGGCGAGGCCGCCAAGCCTGACAAGGACGCTGACCATGAGAAGGGCGAGGCGAAGCCGAAAGAGGGGGCAGAGAAGCCGCAGGCGGACAAGAGCGAGGAAAAGCCCAAGGAGCAGCCTAAAGCCCCTGAGCGCGCCCCTGACGGCAAATTCTCGGCAAAGCCTGAAGCAGACGGCACGGAGAAAGGCGAAGGCGGCAACCAGCCGACGCAGGTCAAGCAGGGCATCTCACAAGCTCCATCGCGCTTTCTCCCCGATGCGAAGGAAAAGTGGGCGAACACGCCACGCGCTGTTCAGCGAGACGTCGAGAACCTGATCCGTGAGCGCGAGGCGGACGTCGATCGTTACCGCGAGACCTCCGAGCGCTACGAGCGCGTCCGCGACTTCGATGAACTGGCGCGGTCGAATGGCCGTGAGCTGCGAGACAGTCTCGCTCAGGTCCACCAGTTTGAGAACATGATGCGCCAGAACCCCGTTGCAGCGCTCAACATGGCGCTGATGGAGGTCGGCCCCCGCAAGAACGATGGGCAGCCTTACTCGCTGTTCGAAATCGCTCAGGCGGTCGTGCAGCAAGGACCGGAAGCCTATCAGCGGATGATGACGCAAAGCGCGCCGGCTGAGCAACGTGAAGATCCGCGTATTGCACAGCTTCAGCAGCAGTTGCAGCAAGTGAAGGTGCAGAGCCTGACTGAACAGGTAATCGAGCCGTTCAAGGCTGAGCACCCGCGCTATGAAGAGCTGCAAGACCATATTGCGATGTTTCTGCAATCTGGTATTATTCCAAAGACCTTGAGCCTGCATGATCGGCTCGCGGCGGCGTATGACATGGCTGAGCGGATTAACCCGTCTTCACATGTCGCGAGCCAAGCCTCGAACGATCCCGGCCCTGATCCAGATACCCGCCGCGCTGACGCTGACTTCAGCGGCTCCAAATCCATCAAATCCGCGCCGGGTTCCGTCACTCCAGATGAAGAGCCTGAACGCGGCGGTTCAATCCGCGAGCAGTTGGAGCGGGCTATCCGCAACCAGCGGCGAGCATAGGGTTAGGGAAACGCCCACATGCCTATTACCTCTCGTTTCGACGCGGGTCAGGCGCTCACGGTGTCCGTTGCCAATCGGCAGCGTCAGATTCAGGACATTGTGTACAATGCCACCCCGCTGACGCGCATCCTGAAGGATCAGGGGCGCATCATGGAGAAGCGCGCGAGCGGCCCGGAACTTCGTGTCCCGGTGATGTTCGACAAGCTTCAGGCCCAGTGGTTCACCGGCTACGACAAAATCTCGATCATGCCGAAGGAGCTGATCAACTCGGCGATCTTCAACTGGTCGCGTGTCGTCGCCCCGTTCTCGCTGAACGGCACCGAGCTGCTGTACAACCGCGGCGAGGCCGAGTTCATCGACCTTGCGGCAACGTACATCGAGGCTGCTGAAATGTCGGCGAAGGAGACCTTCGAAGAGGGCCTCATCAGCGACGGTACGGCGGACGGCGGTCGCCAGATGCAGGGTCTCGGCGTGGCGGTTCCCATCGTCACCAACGCTGGCATCTATGGCAGCATCGATCGCGGCACCGTCGCCAACTGGCGGACCAGCTTCTACGACATTTCGAACGGCGACGTCTCGGGTTTCGCGACTTGGGACAGCACCACCGCTCGGGCCATCGTGTCGCAGATCGCATTGGCACGCTCGCGTGGCGGTCGATATCCGGACCTCTGGATTTTCTCGTCCGACATGTGGCCCGCCATCGAAGCTTCGTTCGTTGCGCATCAGCGCATCGTCTCGGAGCGACTGGGGCGCCTCGGCTTCTCCGGCTACACGTACATGACGGCGGCGGGTCCGGTGGATCTGGTCGCAGCCGGTGGCATCGGCAACGTCATGCCTGCGAACACCGCGTTCGGCATCGATACCAAGGGGGCGGCAATCTACACCTTCCCCGGTCAGGACTTCGTGCCGTTCCATCCGGGCAACGGCATCCGCCCGGTCAATCAGGACGCAGTTGCGCAGGGGATCGTGTGGTCGGGCCAGTTCGTGGTCGAGAACCCGCTCTTCACCGTGCGCGTGCGCGTCTAACCCCAAGGAGACAGGATCATGGTCGATACTCCTTTCCGCACCACCCCCAGCCTTGGGCCGGAGCTGACGCAAGTCCTCCCCGCCGCTCAGGGTTCGGCGTGGTATGACATGCCGGTGGACACCTACGCCTCGACGGCGCCGGTGATCGCCAGCCCGCAGGAAGGCGATACGTGCTATGGCACGGACGGTCGTCTCTACATGTGGGTACGCGCTTCGGGCACGATTGCCGATGCGGCGTCCCCCGGTACGCAGATCGCTATCACCGTCACTGCCTACAACAATGTGACCGCCGCGACTGGCGCTGGCGGTTGGTACGCTCCCCCGACGACGATTTACGGCACGGACCTCCTTGCCGGAGATCACTTCTGGGCGGCCAAGGGCACCGCGCCCTGATGGCTTTGGCCGGGTGGGTACGCTCACCCGGCCTTCGCTTTCCTTCATC